AAGAAAAACTACACCCTCTTTGACTTGGCGCTTCTCATCTTCATTCAAGAAATCTTGGCAAACGCCGCCTTCGCACAATTCGTAATACTCTCTTAATAGAACTTTTGACATATTATTTCTTCTTGCGGTTTTTGGCGACAGTAGCGGCGCCTTTAGCAAATGCAGCTTGGCGCTTGGTTTTAGTGGTGGCGTCGCTGTCTTGGGCGAGCACTTTTTTGGCGTATGCTTGGACTCCCATTCCGGCCTTCTTTGCCTTCTTAGTAAAGACACCTTCAGTGCCTTTTTTCTCAATCTCTTCGCCCGCTTGAGAAAATGAATCATCCTCTTCCTGCATCAAATCAGAGTCTTCGTCGCTGCCTCCAACTTCAAGTGCCAAATCTAAAAGAGGTTCTTCCAAAGCAAAGATCAAATCAGATACAATCTTCTCCTGCCGATGTGGATGAATTTCTCCAGTACTCCCAAGAATACTCTTAAGGTTACTAGTAACCAAGTCGTTGATCTTATTCACCATACAGTCGGCGTTTTTCCACCCTTGAGGACAGTCTTTACTATAATCCATTAGATCATCGTCACTCATAGATGTAGATCCTTTATTTTTCCAGGCGCCTTTAAGTTTTTCAATTCCAGCATCTGCTAATTCGGGACCTTTCTCTGCCACGTATTGTATGATCATCGCTTTAACCTGGGGAGGGAGGGCTTCCCACGCCGCTTTAGCCGCCTGGGCAGCATTCTCCTTCAATGGGGATCCCACTTTGACAGTCTCTTCTTTGATGATTTTTGTTAGATATTTCTTACTAATTTTGATCATTTATTGTTCCTCTAAAATTGTTTAAATGCAGGCGCAACCTGCGCGAGTTAACTTCCTTTGCAGCAGCGACGGACAGTAGGTAAAAACCATTTAGTTGTTATTAGTGACATCATCTTCGACCTCCGGTTTGTTGAGCGCTAACTGAAATCCGTTATCGCATACCAACATGTTCATTATATAACTAGTTCCAGAACTTAAGCATCCCAATAAAAATCCAGTTATAAAACCATAATCAAAAGTAAATAGTTCCGTGTAGGGACTTAATGCCCATACAAATGCACCAACCCAAAATCCAACACACATGGGACAGTGAAAAAAGTGATATTGCGGTCTGATTGATTTAAATATTGTGCCGAAACATAAAATTTGAGTCATGCCATAACATGCCAAAATAAAATAGAGCAAATCCATTATGCATATCCGCTAAGATATCTACGCGTATCGTATGGTTGAATGCTCCCTTTCTTTATTGCTTGGGGTACCTTCCCTAGCGGGGTGGAATCCTCTTCAGTTGGATCAATATACATTTCTTCTACTTCTTTTTCGTATGCCTGGGCAAATAAATAATCAGGCTTTTCTTTTTCAATAAATTTTCCAATAGAAAGAACAACCAAGTCTGCTACTGGAAATTTAGCATTCGTTGGTGGCAGGATCATGGCGCCCATTGCACCGTGTACATTGCCCCCCTCAACGGTGCCTGGAGTTATGAGTCCGGTTCGAAGTAGATGCTTAAACAATTTGTCTTGCGCAGCATATACCTCGTCGGTATATCCTCCTTTCGGAAGAGTTACTACCTTGCTCGTGGAGGGCACCACTACAATATCGATATCCGGATGATCAAAGATCATCAAACTACCATCAACTGCCTTCCTAATATCAAGTTTCATTGTTATAGGAAGATTCTTTTCAGAAGGAGAAGGAGGAGAAGGTGGTTTCTTCTCTTCTTTGTCTTTTAGTGTTATTGTTATTTTCTCTTTGTCTTTGAGAGTCAATTTAATGGGCATTAGGATTCTATCTCCTTGGCCAAATTTTGAATCTCTAAGATTTGGATAATAACATCCTCATCAAATTCGCGCCTCTCTCCATACGATTCTACAATTCCCAATACCTCTTGCGCCTTAGAAAGCATCTGGGCATCTTCCTTGATGATTTCAGAAACCAACGAATTCTTTAAAACATTCTTCAATCTACCAAACTCTTCATTCAAATAAATCTTCAATGATACGCCATTGTCACTAAAAGAAGTGGCATATCTGGTAATGACTTCTTTCTGCTCTTCTAGCAGGTGATCTTCATACTTCTTATTATAATTTTCTACAAAAGTCTTATAGACCAAATTATCAGTAGGTTCTAGTTGCTCTGTGTGGTGGTCGGATGCAAGAGAGTGGTTCTTTACAAACAAATTTTCTAAAATAACTCTCTTCTTAACAGAAAGATCTTGACTAAGAATTTGAGAAATGGTGGCTAAATTCTTATAGTTGCTTACGAAGTTATTAAAAACTTCTCCGGTAAGATTCTTATTAACCTTATTAATCATTTTAGTTTGCATATTGAATATTTCTTTGCGATCTAATTTGGCATATTCTTTTTTTGCCTCTTCTAGCAACTTCTCCAAAAGAGGAGAATCCACGTCATGAGGGTCTACTAGCGTCATATATAATTCTTTCTCCTCATACAAAACAGATCCCTTGCTAAAAAACTCCTTGCAAATATGCAGGGCAACTTCCTTACGCTTCCGATCCCCACTCACTACACTCCGTGTAATATCCTGAATTAGAACCTCGTAAAGAAAAGCGGTATTTCTTTTCTTATTATGTTTACTCTTGCGCATCCTTTTCATGTTCCTTTTTCTCCAACTGCTCAATGAGAGTCTTTATTTCACGTTGAGAGTTCTTAATTTCAAAAACTTTCTCTTCTTCCTTCTTATAATTATTATTCAACTCTTCCGCAATGCCATTTCCGAGACTAAATAGTTCACTTGCCCCGGGCCATATGTTCCTCTCTGTGTTTTTACCCTTTTCGCCGTTTCCTTTTCCAAGCATATGGCGATAGCGGGCGCCTTGTTTGCGCCTGTCATTCTTAGTGGGCGTGTAAGTTCCCTTTTCATAATGGTGAATATCATCATCTCTCTTGCCGGGTGGGGCGGCCAGCAAAGGGCCCTCCTCTTCGGCAGGTGCCTCTGCTTCTGCGCCTGGCTCTTCGGCGGGCATTTCTTCGCCACCTTCCATGCCCATATCCATTTCACCACCTTCCATGCCCATATCCATTTCGCCGGCGCCCATTCCTGGTGCACCAGCGCCGGCACCAGCGGCTCCCATTTCAGCAGCAGAATCCATAAGTGCTTGCATTTTCCGATCAGTAAACATCTCTCTCTGATTACGCAAGAAATCATCATCTGTCATTCCAAAAACCTTCTGAGCAATCCATCGCTTAGAGAAGTATCCCTCCGTAGCAGTCGAAGCGACAGTAAATCTAGTATTCCAAGACTCCAACTCTTGAAGTTCGGCAATTTTTGAAGGATTGTTTAAAAATAAATCAAAAGCAATTAAATCGTCTCCCCGAAAACCCAAAGTATATAAATGAATAATTCCTATTTTTTCTAATTCTGCAATAACTGACCGTTGGAGGCGTTGGACTGTCCTCGAAAAGCGAATATCTTTTTGTGCCAATGTGGTCTTATCGTCTTCGCCCCCTTCTGCTCTAGAAAGATACGCTGGTGGAATCTTGATGGCAGAAAAAAGTTTATCTCTCAAATATTTAACGTCGTCGATGTCTCCGGTATACGTTCCACCAGGAAGAGATTCAATTTTCGTCTGAGTATTGCCTCCTCGCACTGGTAGAAAATAATCCTCCTCAATGCTCATGGGATTATACCTTAAATCTACCCTTCCCGTGTCTTGATCTATTACTTGATTTCTTTTCATCTGTGTAATGATCTTTTGCATGTACTGCTCTACATCTTCTGGGGCAATGCTTCCTACATCAATATAGAAAACTCTCCTTTCGGGAGAACGAACCACGCGGTAAGCCATCATGGCATCTTCAAGAAGAACTAACTGTCGCCAAATCCTCCGTGCCGGCTCCAATATGGAAGACCCATAGGGAACATACTTATCATTACCTAAAATTCGGAAATGAGCAATCTGCCAGTTCTCAAATGTAATGCCGCCACTGTTCCACTGGAACTGTACGTAGTTGGGATTGGTTGGATCTTCCCCTTCCAGTCTCTCTATTTCATTGGTGGGTAGACCGATCACACTCTTTACCCCGATGCCTTCATCGATGTCCAAATAAAGAAACATGTCCCCATATTTACACATGGTGCGGCACCATCCGAAAAGATTGAAATCTATATTTAAAACTTGATGAAATAGAGTCTCTAAAACCGACTTGATCTCCTCGTTGGGACATTTGATTCGCAACATATCCTCAAACGAAGTAGAAGTAGTCATTTCATCAGCATAAATATCCAGTGCCGATGCAAGTTCTGGCATATACTCCATCTGATCAAAATCTATATACCTTTCATTTCTCTGCTGATTGGCAATCGCCGTAGAATTAATACTTTCAAAGGGGTTATAAGATGTCTTTTTGAAATTCTGTCCACTTGCCGATTTAAATCTATATTTATCTAAATCTTGTCTTCGCTGATTGCGGATCATCTGAGTTTTCCGGGTTACAAGCGGGCCCGAAAACAACTTCGTTAGTCGTCGGAATAACGTAGAGTCTGCATTTACTGGATTCTTTGTGTTGTCGTCCATCTATTTCTTATCCTTTATACAACCAGCCGAATTCTGCTTGTAATTTTCTTTGTTCACTTAACTTATCAATCATTTCATCATCATTCTTATGTCCGTACATTCCCTTGATAGTAGTATTCATCTGCGTATTAGAGTATATCATACTATCTAACATAGCTTTAGCATATTTAGCATCTCTTTTAGAAGAAGTAATCACAGTATCTCTTACCCAACAAGCGATTGCTAAACTCATGATTAAATCGTCGTTATAACTGCGCATTGCCTGCGGCTTCCCATTGTTCCAGACGAAAGTCTTAAACTCGCTCACAGTCCGCGCAGAGTAGATGGTGATAGCACCATTTCGAATGAACTCTTCCATCTTCGCAACAATAAGCGGCCGCGTTTTAGATGAAGTGGTAAACCCCGGGATCGCGCTGTTGCTCCCCTCGGCGGTAATCTGATCAACATATTCGTGAGTAGATTTAATAGAGTGATAAATGTTAGGATATTCTAGCTCTATCAACTTTTCTAATACACTAAACCCAATATTGTTGTTCTCCACCACCACCATGCATCCACCATACTCATGACCTGCCGAATTAAGAAGGTTCGCAAACATATCTAAATTTGGTTTTCCTTGATATTCTGCCACCACTTCCATGGTGTTTAATTTAACAACATGGAAAACCGAATAATCTCTACCATCCCCACGTGCTACATCCGCCACAAGCAGATATTCGGCGCCTGTTTGAAATTCTTCCCAGATATGATAGTTTCTATCAAATCCAGTACGATGCTTGGGAGGCTTAACGCCACTCAACATCTTCTGTATGTCGCCGGGGTGTATCACCGTTTCGCCGGACATATTAAAATTACATTGTAATTCCTGCGCAATGTCTCTCTGAGACATATTCTGAGTTTCTTTCTCAAACCATTCCATGTTCCGATCAGGGTGCACATCCCATGGTAGCTTGGTGGTAACAAAACTATTCCTTCCCTCGTCGGCGTCTACATACGATTGGTGAAACCAATTTCCCACCCCATTAGGAGTAGAAAGAGCAATGCATCTCCCTCCCGTCGAAAGAGTAGGATAAAGTGCCTTCCACATCTCTTCCAGTTCGGGAACATGTGCGGCTTCGTCTACCACCAGCAAAGACAATGCTTCCGAACGACCTGCGTCCGCCGACGTGGTGGATGCCTTAATTTGGGATCCATTCGTAAGTTCGAACGCTGTGCGGTTATCTACACTAATATCTGAAATCTTGATCCAATCGGGCATATTTTTGATGAGCGCTTTAACCTTCTTAACTAAAT